AAATTCCCTGCGACCCATCAAAAAAAATAATTATTAATTAATCAGTGGGCGGGCTATAAAAAACCTCTCAACATTCACAACTATTATAAAGTATTGAAAATTAATATTTTAAAGTAGTGTAATTGTTGAGAATGTTGTAGAGTGTTGAGATGTTTTATTTTATTTCTGCAACATTCTCGACATTAAAAAAGATAACACCTTTAAAATCAAGGGTTGAGAGGTTGAGAGATAAAAAAAAGAAAATGAATATATATATAATAAAAAAAATATTTTTTTTATGTACAAAGAATTTGAAATTTTAGAAATATTTGAATCAATAATCACATTATCTGATTTAAATAAAGTGTGTAATGCCTTTAAATACTTGATTGATAATGGTTTTATTACTACTTCGGTTTTTTTACACAGAATATCACATATCACATTTAGAAGAATAACTAATTCTGAGGATTATGGAAAAAGTAAAATACTTTAAAATTAGAGGAACTTTAGTAAGAGCTTCTAGTAATGATTTTATAGACGATCATGGAATTTTTATCGAAGAAAAAATATTTTTTGTAAAAAATATAATAAATAAAAAATTTGAAACAACGTATAAAATTAGTTCAATAAATAGTGTTCACAAAGATATTTTACAATTAGCGATTGAAAAATATACTATAGCTGAATTTACTTTTTTATTAGAACATGATCTAATCTATAAATTATCCGATTCGCATAATGAACTTGACTTTAAATTTTATTTAATAGTAAAAACAGCCACAATTTTTGATGTTTTCTATAACTATAAATGGTTAAAAATAAACGCATGCTATTATGAAATGAATACATTTTCAAATACATTAACAGGACCGTATTATTTTAGAGAAAATGATGATATAGAAAAAATAAAAATACTAGTAGACAAATCCTTAATTTATATACCAACAAAAAAACAAACATTTGAATCACTTATAAATAAAAAATCAGCATAAATGTATTCAATAAACGAAACAAGATTAATATTTGCCAGATGCAAAGATTATATCGAATTAGAAAAAATTTGTGATGCCTTTCTGCTAATAATTTATGATAATAATTTTTCTCAAAAAAAGCTAGATTACATAAAACTACAAGCAAAAATAAGGTTTAGACAACTAAAAGCGTTAAATTTTATTTTAGGGAAATCAATGCAAAGATTTAAAGAACTAGAAAACTTATAACGCTATGGTGCTTGTAGATGCCAGCCTACACGCTCCTATAATTTCGGCTGGTATTTACAAACGCCTGTTATAAGAAGTAGCGGGTAATTTAAATAAAAAGAAATTATGGAAATAATGAGATATAAAGAAAAGTATTCTTTAACGCCTAATTTTATTGCGTATAGAAAAAGTGGAAATTACTTATTTATACAAGAGTTATTAAATAAACCAAATAAATATCATTATAACATTGGCGTGTGGATAATAAAGTATAAAAATAGTTCAACTGAAAAAGAATCTTAGCGTTTTGCGGCTTGTATCGTCGTTGCGGACTTCGTAACTACAAAATTTCAACTTAAAAATAAATATGATGCGAAACGAAAATATGATTGAACCGCAAAATCCGCAATGCGTACAAGCCGCTGTTACCTGCTGGTGCGGGTTATGAAAAATAAATTCAATTAAAAAGGTAGTTTATTTATTACTTTATTTGCGTGTGTGTAGTATATGTGTTACATTTGTTTAAATTAAAAACATTTTATTATGGAACTTAAAAAGTATAAGTTAAGAGCTGAATGCTCAAATGATGTCGTGAATTTTTTAAATAATATTCACACGCAATTACACTCCTTTAAATTTGAGAGATGGAAAAACCTACCTGATTGCCAATTAATCTTTTCAACTGAGTTAGCATTAGACGAAATTCAATGTTGCTTATTAGATATTGAAGATTGTCACGTTATGGCTCAAACTGTACAACCTTATAGATTATATACAGGTAATCGAAATTATGAACTCACAAAAAAAGTTTTGGGATATGATGAAAATAATAAATCTTTTAATTTTTCAGATAAAACTATAAAACTAGATTAAATGGATGATTATAATAAACGATTTGAAGTAATGAAAAATTACTTAGATGATACAAATCAAGATATTGCTGATATTACAGGTTTAAAAATGACAAGCATTAAAAATCAAACTCAGCCAAATAAACCTTTCCCAAAATGGCTTAAATATACCATTGATGTTTTTGAACGTATGATTAAGAAACAAGAAGCTTCAAATGAAACGGAAACGTAGCGCTTGCAGGTAACGGTTCTCGGCTATGCGAGGTTTGGGGATTAAAGAAACCTAAAACTCCGATTTAGCCAAACAATAACAGATACAGACGAAACTTTAAATTAAACCAAGTACCCAAATCTTGCATAACCGATGTGCTTGTTGCACAACTAAAAATAAGATCCAAAATTAACTTTTTTTGTGCGTTTTAATTTTAATTACTACTGTAAATCAACTAGTTAAAAACAGCTAATAATGATAATTTTGTAATCAAATTCGAAATTACAAGTTGTGCAACAGCCACCGATGTTAGCGGATGTACGGGTTTTTAAAACTGAAATATTATGAGATGGATTAGCACAAAAGAAGAATTGCCACAAGAAGGCAAATATGTTTTAGCAAGACACAACAGAGGCACTTGGCGCGACAGTTCAGACCAAGATAATGTAAATTGCGTGGTTGTTAAATTAAAAAAAGGAATTAGTAAAAAAGAAAGAGGATTACTTTCCGATGATGACCCAAGAAAAAGACGTTATACGTCTGATGATGAAGATGGAAATAATCAAGTTTCTTATAGTTTTCACGACTTTGGATCAGACCATTTTTTTGGGCAATCAATTACTCATTGGATGCCTATTTTACCGATAGATTAGTATATCCGCTAACGTCCCGTGGCTTTGTCTTGTTGTGGCAATTTAAGAACAAACTTAACAAATAATAACTAATTTTTAAATTAAAAAACTATGAATACAAATAAAGACCAAGTGCCACAATGCGACAAAACCGCTGTTAGCAAATCGGCTTTAAAATTTGAATATGGATTTAATTCTGGAAATGGAATTGTAAAAAAGAGATACTATTTAAGCGAAATACCATTTATGCACGATAAATGTGATGTATGGCAAATTTTACCAGTTGTTTATGTTAGACAATTTACTGGATTTACAGACAAAAAAGAAGTAGAAATTTACCAAGGAGATATTTGTAAATACCATAAAAACACAAGTAAATGGTTGGTTTCATATCATTTTGAAGTAAGATTTAAAAACGGTGCTTTTTATGCTTATTGGGAACGTGAAATGATGGGAAAATTAGAGCAACATTGGGATTTACTTTCTCAAAAAGATATGCGAAACATTAGAGTAGTTTCAGATATATTTCAATCTACGAAAACTACGGCATAAGCTGTTTGCTAACGTTATCAGGCTTGCAGAAGTGGCAAAAAAGCAAGCCTAGAACTTCGGTTTAAGACCGAGCCACAAAGACACAAAAACAACATTAAATTAAACCTGAACGTGCCATTTTTGCAAAACTGTGTTAGCAGATGTAGTGGGTTTTTAAAACATATTTCGATGGGAATTAAAGCACTAAAACAAAAGTATAAAATTGAGCATATTGTTCAAAAAAGAGATAATGCAATTTGCATTGGTTCAGGCTACATTCACGATTGTATAGTAGTAAGTTTTGATGGTGAAATTATCAAAAAATACAAAAATGGAATATACAACGATGGTTGGAGTACAAATGAAGATTTAAAACGCTACCAAGAAGAAATGATTATTGATGAAGAAAATGGAGAACTTAAAAAACTTATTGATTTAAAAGATGAATTTGAAGTTTTGCTTCCAATATTTACAGTTGATGATGGTGTTTTAATTGAAACATTTTGCGAAAAATACGATTACCCGAACACTACAATTGATGGCGATTTGATTTACGAAAATACATTTTTTAAAACTCGTGAAGAAGCTATTGAATATGGTTTAAGAGATTGCAAAGGTTATATTCAAATGCTTGAAGAAAGAAAACAAGAACTTGAAGAAGAAATATTTAAAAAAGATGAAAAGATAAAAGTATTTCAAAAACGATTAGTTGATTTAGAAGCACTTTCGTAACTATATCTGCTAACGTTCCCACGCTTTACGATGTTGCGTAATTAAGCATTGAACACACAAATAAAACAGATTATTAAATTAAAAAACAATTATTATTAACAAGCCAAAACTAGCAATAGCGTAAAACGTGTGTTAGTGGTAGCTTTTAAATTTAAAAATTATGCCAAATAATATCACAAACAAATTAAGAATTTTAGGAACAAATGAGCAAATAAAAGAAGTGTTTGAAAAATATAATACTCACGTAGAAGCCAAAATTAATATGGCTTATGATGGAACGATTATTTGTAGAGATAAAAGTAAAACTGATTTTACAGTTGGTTGGTTTAATCCATTTACAGCTATTTTTAAAACAAGAGAAGATAATTCGGAAAGAATTGGATTACCTGAAAATTGGGAAATGGAAGTAAAAAAAGCATTCGATTGTTTTCCTGATTTTGATAAAATAATTCCTGCTCCAAAATGCGATGAATACAATGACATTCCTAGTCAAGAAGCAGTTAGAAATAGTCCTAATTGGTGGAATACTTGGAATAGAGCAAATTGGGGAACAAAATGGAATGGTTATGAATATCAAACTGAAACTTTTGGAATTTACTTATTTGATACTGCTTGGAATGGAGTTCCTGAATTAATGCTTAAATTAAGTTCTCAAAATCCTGAAATAGAATTTGAATACACTTATGCTGATGAAGATAGCGGTTACAATGTTGGAAAATTTACTTTTAAAAACGGAGAAGTTTTAACAGAAATTGAGCCACAAGGAGGAACAAAAGAAGCTTATGATATTTATTTTGAGTTAAATCCTGAAAACAAAAAAGACTATAAGTTAGTTGGAGAAACTTACGAATACATTGACGAAGAAGATTAAACGTAATCTACGTCATAAAGTTACCACTAACGTTAAAACTACACGCTAGTTGCCTATGCGATTGCTGAGTTTCGGCAACTGGCTTGTAGTGATTGTTACCAGTAGTGCTTTTATTTATCAACATTTTAAAATCAAACATAATGGACGAAATCCAAAAACAAGTAGTGAAAATAGCTTTAAAAAAGATGTTCACTCAAAAACATTTTAGCATTTGCGACATTGATAAATGTATCAAAATATCTCAAATCATTCCGAACAAAGTTGATTACAATACAATGAGTGCGTTGCATTGTGTCGATTATTCTGACATGAATAAAGATGTACAAAACTGGTTGCTTCAAACTGTTGAAGATATGTTCGTAGGGTCAGGATTTGATTTAAGTTTTCTCGAAACAAAAGAAACTATTAATGCTATTGTAATTGAAGAAAAACCTATTAGAAAAGGTTTTTTACGATTGCTAGGGTAGCATTACTGGTAACGTATAGATTTCACTCAAAAATGTATTACAATTTTGAAAAAATACACTAAAACAAAGGTTATAAGGATTTCTGAAATACAGTTAAAAACGCTTCAAAAAATGAAAACATACAATATAGATGTGGGTAATTTCATTCGTGATGCAATAGCCGAAAAAATAAAAAGGGAGTATATAGACCTACTCCCTAAACCTAAAAAAAAATATTGCCCATTTTCTAACAATACAATAGAGATTTAAAATGAAAACATTAAAATTCGAATATGGATTTCAAGGTGAAAACGGAATAGAAAAAAAGATTTACACAGCGAAAGATATACTAACTATTGAACATATAAATAAGAGTATGTCGCTTATATACATTAGGCAGTTTACTACTTTTAAAACAAAAGCAGGAACAGAGTTATACCAGGACGATATAATACAACTATCCAACAACGAAGGTAAAACGTTTATTGGAAATATAAATTGGAGCGATAGGCGTGGGTGCTATGAAGTGATTGCGCGTTATAAAAGCAAGGAATATAATAGACTCTGGCTCGATCAGGTAACTGCGCATAACGCTATTCATTTAGGAAATATTTACGAAAATTTAGATTTACTACGGAATTAATAAACGCAAAATAACCAAAATGCCATAGGCAATAAAAAAACGCTTTAAATGAGCGTTTTTTTATTACCTAAACTTACCAATATTTACTTTTTAAACTAAAGAAATACGCTAGTGTTTTTTCTGTGCATTTTCCCCTTTTACCTCTATTTTATTATACTTCACAAGTCTTTTTTATATCTGGTTACATTGTTACAATTTTTTCTGGACTTTTTGTAAAATCTTTATAAAATAGTTTTACCAAAAGATAAAACAATAAGTAAAATAATTTACAAATAAGTAAAACTTTTGTATCTTCGTAAAAACAAAAAAAAGATGCAAATACTTGATAGAGTAAGTTCTAACATTAATTTATGTGGTATCGAATTAGCTTTTAATGCTGATGTTGCACCATCAATAATTAATGGTTGGCAACCTTTTTATAACACTACATTTAAAAACTCAGATTTTACTCCAGCGTATGCTAATGGTGTTTCAATTAAATTCGGTGAGGAAAGTGTTCGTTCTGTGGCTGGAATATCTTATACGCAAATTGTTTCTTTTCGCTTTCCTAATTCAGATAAAAATAGGGCCGAACGGATTTCTCTTTTACAAAAAATAAAATATATAAAGCTAAAGCAAACAAATGGTCTTGATTTAGTGATTGGTAGAAATGATTTTTACCAAAACACAAATCCTGTTGTTAAAATAAAAAATGAAGAGCAATTGTGTGTTGTTGAAGTAGAAAGTCAAAGCATTTTCCCTTCTGGATATACGCCCTCATTTACAACATACGGATTACCAGTAATGATCCCTGTAACATTATTATAAAATGAGTATACAAAAAATAGAATGGGAAGATAAAGTAAATAGCCCTGAATTATTAGCGGCTATCCAACAATTTGGAAAAAAGCATTATTTATCTGCTGAACAAATAAATGAACTTCGTGATAAAATTAATGCGCTAATTATCGAAGGTAGCACTCCAAAATCAGATAGTTTAATGTACACATCAAAGAGAGTATTTCTAAGCCTAAATGTGTTAAATGAATGGCGTACATCAGACGCTGGTTTTGCAAATGCTGATTTTATTGGAGCAGAATCAGCGCAAGGGAGAGGTACGACACCTAACGCTTGGACGAATGCATTAATATTTCCAATACCAACAGGATACATTCTTGAAGAGGTATTAGTGAATATGAATTATAAGATGGAGAACAGAACGCCATCAACGCTTGAATTTTTAATACAACGAGAAGAAACGACGGGTACTGTGCAAACAAATGCAGGGGTTAATGCCATCACTATATGTAACGACACATTGTCAACAGACGCAGGGAGTTTAGCTAATAATAGAGTGTTCAAGAAGCTGGCTGTAAACACACATCTACTGCCTACGCTTAATTTTTCATACTTGCGAATAGCAATAAGAGAAACGCAAGCGGTTAGTTATTTTGGCATTATTTTACAATTAAAATTCAAAAAAGTATAAAAATGTTAAAAGCAAGAATAGTAGGTAATAAATGGGCGAATAACTATGATAGTCTTTTTTTAGAACAATATAAAGACATAGAAATTAATGGTGATTTAGTTTCAAATTGGGTCTTAACAGAAATTTTACCTGGTGAAATGTTGAAATCGCCAGTATGGAATGGTACGCAATGGGATGAGGGCATTACCTCCCAAGAAATTGAAGATTTTGAAAAAGCAAAGGTAGCACCATTGCTGAGTAAAGTTTTAGGTAAAATAAAACGTTACTCACTTGCATTAGCCATGGGTAAATCAGTTAATGATGATCTTGATTATTTCGAGATGGCATACATTAATAAGTATAAGATGGCAAACTCATTACTGGCTTATTATTTAAATAATAATTTGCCGAACCCAGACCCTTATCAAACGCTATTGGCCGAAAGCAAGATAGAGGGCTATGTAACGCTAAATGAGTATCTGAATGATGTTGTAGCTAAATTTGAAAAAGGTTCTAAATTCAGAGATATAGCCTTACAGATGAGTGAGGTCTTACGGAAATTAGTAGCTAAAGACACGACTGAAAAAGCATTGCAGCGGTTAAATATTGTTGATTCGTTGCAGGACAATGTAAGAGCAAGTGATATTAGAGGAATTTTCGAACAAGTTTTAAATTTATAATATGGAAAACGAAAAAGACATTAAAAGATTAGAAGTAACATTAGCTGTTTTTTTAGCTTTTATAGCATTAATAAATAGGTTAATAGAGGGTGTGTGGTTACCTAGCATTTCGGCTTATGTAGATAGTAAAGTTGTTGTGGGGTTACTTGGTTTTGAGCTAGGTATTGCTGGTACTTTATTTATATATAATGGCATTGGTTACAAGAGACATTGGTATAATGTAATATTAGGTTTATCTCTGTGGGGTGTTGCAATTTTTCATTACGAAACTTACTCTAAAATACACAATGCTTGTGCTGGTATTTTCTTTCTGGGGTCTATTATTGCTATCGGTTTAAGCTCCGATATATTATTTAGAGGATACAAATATTTAATAGCTGGCATTGCATTTTTAGCCATATTACTAAATATTGTTTGGGTTTTGTTATTTCATAAAATGCTATATAGCATTTTAATAATGGAAACAATAGGTATCATTCCGTTTACGAACTTCTTTATCGTTAAAAATTACACGCATAAAATAAAATATATTATAAAATTAATAAGAAAATAATTTTGTATTAATGAATATAGTTCCTGTACAAATAAGACCTCACTTAATACCTTTTTTCTATAAAGAATTTGAGGGAGTCGAAGTGAACCATCTTTCTAAAAAAGTAAAAGCCTGTAAGGTAAATAGTGAATCTGCATTAGGGTTTATGATAATGCTTTCTTTGCAAAAATGCAAATTTCCAGTAAAAACAACAGGTAAATTTTATGTTTATTTAGAAATATCTCCTGCAATATTTTCAGAATCAAAACTATTTAATATTGCTAACGGAAAAAATTCATTCTTAGAAGTTCCGCCGTATCTAAATAATAAAATAAATGAAATTTTAGAAGATATATTTAGGATAGCGTTCCAGTATCAAACAAGAGGAATGCTAAAAGCAAATCCTAATCTCTTGGTAAGAGATGCTATTATCGAATTTATGAATGAGTATCAATTAGACGAATATGGCTTTCAAGTAGAGAGCATTCGTCGTTTGCTAGATCGTGGTCAAAAAAATAAATTATCAAGACTGCAAAGCAAAGTTGCAAATCGTGTTTTAAATATTTAATAAAAAACATGTCTTAAATAAGATTTCATGCGCTTTTACTTTTGGTAAAAATAAAAGCGTATGAAAGTATTAGATTACTTCCGATATATACCAAGGCTCTTTGATTGGTATTTTCAATTACCCCAGATAAAAAGAATACAACTCAACTACATCGTTTTGCTCGCTGTGGTAATAATAGCTGCTTATAAAAATGACGAATGCCATCGAGAGAATTCTCATTCCCTTTCTGATAGAATTGATGCTGTTAATGATTTTCGTGCCAAAGAACAGGAAAGGTACACTCAAAAACTTGAATCATATTCGGATAAATTTAATCACTTGCTTGAATTACTTATTCAGCAAAAAAAAGAAGTAGAACAATTAAATAAATTAAAATGAAAACAGGAATATCACTCATAGCTATTTTGACTTTTAGCGCTCTAGTCATCCCTCCTATTCTTCCTAAAATTTACCCCTCAAATCCTGTTGTGAAACAACGGGAAGATGTTGCGGTAAAAGAAAAAGAATTGCAAGAAACTATTTCTAAAATAGAAAATGCAATAAAAAAAGACAGTATAAAAATAGATAAACTAAAACAACAAAAAAAAAGATGACCAGAGCAAATAAAGTAAAGTACATAGTAATTCATTGCCAAGCAGGGCACGGAACTCTAAAGAGCATGCAGGATTTTTGGAAAACACTTGGTTGGAAATCTCCAGGTTATGCAACTTGGATAGATTATGATGGTACGCCTAATAATCTTTCAAATTATAATGTCCCTACAAATGGCGTAGCGGGATTTAATATGCAATGTTTACATATGTCATACCGTGGTGGTGTAGAACAAACAAATGTAAACAAAGCAAAAGACACTAGAACTCAGGCGCAAAAAAATGCTATTATAAGAGAAATTTTATTAATGCTTCAATGGTTAAAAGACAACGGAAATGATTTACAAGATGTGATGATTGTGGGGCATTATCATTTTTCTACAGATCAAAATCACAATGGGGCAATAGAGTCATGGGAACGTATAAAAGAATGCCCTTCGTTCGATGCTTATTCAGAATATGCTTATATAATGGAAAAATATAATAAAGAATATCACAAATTGAAACTTCCAAAAAATAGATAGTATGAAAAATTTAAAAAAAATTACTGTAATTCTTCTTTTAGCTGCCTTTCTTTTTTTGCTGATCATTCCTTTTACGGGTTGTTCATCAATGAAAAAACACAAGGAAAAAGAAAGTGTTAAGGTTGATTTGAATAAAGAATCAGATTCTTCTGCTTTTGTAAAAACAAAAATCGAAGAATTAAAAAAAGAACAAGCAAAAGAAACCGAGGAATCTTGTGAGGAAGCAACTGAAATTCAAGTAAAGGACGGAGATAGTTTAGAGGTTACAAATTATGATTCCTATGGAAAAAAAACAGGGTCTAAAAAATATAAAGGATCTGGTAGTATTAAAAATACTTTGAGTAAAAAAAAGAATGAAAAATCATTAAATATAAATACTAAAACAAAAATAGATAGCAAATCCAAAACTCAAATTTCCAAGAGTACAAACGCAAAAATAGAAGCTTCTAGGGTGTCTGTAAACAAAGAAAAAAAAGGATTTTCATTTTGGAGTTATCTATGGTTACTTATTATAGTAGTGTTATTATACTTAAACAAACGCTTTAGGTTAATTTAGATAAAACACATGTCTTAAATGATTTGTGCAATTAAAATAATTTAGCCTAAAATAAAGAACATGCGAAATAATCCATTTATAACAGAACTTTTACGCGGTGAGTGGTTGCTGCATAGTCCAGAATCTTACTACGAATTTGCCGAAAATTTACGTCAGAAAATGAATGTGAATTTTGATTCAAAATATAAAATAGAAGACAAAGCTTTAGACATATTAGATTCTTTCGGAAATCCATTGCGTTCAACTGATGGAAATTCTATTTCTGTACCAAAGAACTCAATTGCTCAGGTTAAAATGATGGGCGAAATAGTAGCTTATTCTGACTGGTGTGCTATTGGTGCCGATGAAATCGTAGCGCAATTATATAAGGCGCAAGAAATGGATAATGTAGATGCTACAGTATTTAGAATTGATTCACCAGGAGGAAGTACTAAAGCTATTGATGCGTTTAGGGAATTTTCTAAATACAAAACAAAACCAATTGTAGGCTTGGTAAAAGATGGTTTGTCTTTAGGTTATTGGGCTGCAATAGAAGTGTGTGATTATATCATGGCCGATGGCGATGTTTCATCAAGATTTGGGTCAATAGGTGTTGTGGCTTCATTTAGAGATAATACAAAAGCATTAGAAGTTGCAGGAATAAAAATTCATGAAATATATCCGCCAGAATCTAATCATAAAAATAAGGATTTTATGGATGCTAGAAGTGGCGACTATGAAGGTATTATAAAAAATTCACTTTCCCCATTAGCAGGAATGTTTCAAGGTGGTGTAATTAGTAAAAGACCAAACCTGATAAAAGAAGAAGGCGTGTTAAACGGAGGTGTTTATTTTGCCAAAGAAGCTTTAAGATTGGGTTTGATTGATGGAATTGGAGATTCCAGAATGGCAATTCAAAAAGCCAAACAACTGGCGTTACAGTCAGTCAGTAAGAATTTATTTTAATCTATTTATAAATCTAAAAATAAGAATGTTATGTTAAAAAACACAAAATTGTCGACTATGATGGCTTCAATGATGGCATTAGTGGGAATTTCGAAACCTCCAATTGTAGAAGGCAAAGTGGAGTTTGACGAAGAAGCCTCTAACAAGTTAAAAGAAGCCTTGTCAGCTGAAATTTTTGAAAAAGCAATAAAAGCTTTTAATCAAGATTTAGCAGAATCGAATCAAACAGAAGATATTAAATCTTCTGTTGAAGGGATTTTAAAAGAACTAGAAATTCCTCAAGCGCAGCTAGAAGATATTGTTGCAAAGGCTAAGTCATCTGGAGGAGCTGATGCGTTAAGTATGATTAAAGCGGTGCAAAGCTCATTGACTGAATACAAAGCAAATCAAGAAAAAATAATTAAAAGGCTCGAAAATTCCGCTGAAGATGATACTCCAGTAGATACTGTCACAAAACAAAAAATAAAAGAAGCGATGAAACATAATGCTACACACTTATTTGCTTCAGGTAAAGACTACGATGCTATCGATATTTCTAGACCATGGAATAAAGCAGCTGCTGAAGGCTTAACGGTTTCTGCTACTGACTTTTCTAGCGATGTAGTGATTAATAAGTTAAATTCTGAAACAGAACTTTATTTTCGTGAAAATCCTACAGAAATTCAGTCGTTACATAGAGATAACTTTATGTTGCCTGATTTCTGGCCAAAACGTTTAAATGTTTCCGACAGAATTGCAAGCGGAACTATTCTTACTGCTGAAATTACTCAAGGAAGAAAATTTGGTTGGTTACCTAAAAACATTCAAGAAATTGAAGCGGAAGAAGGAAAAATCTATCCAGTACAAATTGATGCAGAATGGGAAGGTGCTAAACTTCAAGAAATTGAAACTTCATGGTTAAACATGATGAACAAAGAAGGTTCTCAGCCAGAGAAAATGTCGTTTGTTCGTTTCTTAGTTGGGGAATTAATGAAAAGAGCTCGTGTAGAGGATAGGATTTCTACCTTAAACGGAATCTTTGTACAAACTCCTAAAAACGCAACAGTTGCAGGAAGATTTATCAATCGTCAAAATGGCTTATTCCAACAATTATGGAAAGCTAGAGATATTGATAAAAAATTCAGAGCTTTTTCTAAAGGAGAAATTACACCTGCAAATGTGTATGATTATTTCCATTCTGATGATGAGGCAGATTTAGGAATGTTGAAACGTTTGCCTCAAGAGGTTTTGGCTTCTACAAATTTGGTCTTCTATATTCACTACAAAGTTTGGACTTGGTATAAAGCTAAATACAAAGAGCTTAACGGTACCAATATGGACTACAAAGGAATGCCTGAGCATTTCGAAGATTATCCAAACATTAGAGTACAAACTTTTGTTGATCAAGAAAACCCATCGTTTGTATTTGCAACATTTACAGATAATATTGAGATTCTTGAAAATGTACCTGCTGAAAAATCATCTTACAGATTTCAAACGTTACTAAGAAAAATCTACTTATTAGCAGATTACAAATTAGGAATTCGTATAATTCACATCGGTCGCCAAATGAAAGAAGGAGATCCAGCTGAGTTTAAAGTTCAATCTGTTTGGTCTAATGATGTGCCAATTTTCTTGGAAGATAAATTTATTCCGGTATATGATAAAGCTACTGGTATTGTAGCTGTCGATTATAGAAATATTCAAGTAACGGAAGATTGGAAAACCAATATAACAGAATTTACGGGATTAAAAGCTGGTCAGGTTATTAAAGTTAGAGGTAACGAGTCAATGCCTGTTTCTAAAAAAGTAGTTAACGGTGATAAAATTAAATTAACTGGAGGTGCAGATTTTTCTTTAGGATCAGGAGGGATGTTAACGCTATTGGTTAAATCAGATTTAACAGTTTCAGAATTAAAAAGAACAGATACGGTACCAAGCAGCCCTTCTACAGATGTTCTTTTTGTTTCAAATTCAATCGATGCGAATACTGGTAGTATATTTAAATATGCTGGATCAGCTAATGTAACTATTGCAGATATAGATAAAGGTGTAAATTTAAAATCGATTACTATTTATGGTAGTGAAACCCCTAATATTACTGTGACAATTCATGATGTTGCTAGCTTAATTAAAGTAGGAACAGATGTAGTGTTAACTGGGGCTGACAAATTTATAGAGCTTATAAAAGTTGATGGTATTTGGTATAAAGGAAATAGTAACGTTTAATAATAAGATTATCAAATGAATATGTTTAGAAAATCGGTGCCAAAACCTGCTCCAGGAGCAGGGGCACCAAAAGGTAAGGATCAATATGTAACAATTGCATATGTTGCAGATTTAGTAAAAGAAGCTTTTCCTAGACCTGATGAAAATGGGGTATTACTTCAAGGTAATATTATATTTAAACCAGGCGCAAGGTTTGAAAAAATATATGAGACAGACGAAAGTCAAAAAGCTTCTCATAAATTTGAAGGTGATGCAGATGCTGGTGGTTTCTTGAAGTCTTTTGTGGGAACTCACCCAGGTGATGAACTTGCGATTAATGAGTTTGTGCAAAACAACATCGAAGAGCCTGTGATATTACTCTACCCGATAGACTGTAATACTGGCTTAAGAAAAGTAGTAGGATTACCTTGCAATCCAATGTATCTGAAAGCTGAGTTTGAAGATAGTAAAGACGGGGCTAAGCATACGCTTACTTATGAGCAAAGAAGAAGAGATAGGCACGTTGCTAAGTTTTATAGTGGGGAAATTACCTATTTAGAAAATGCAATAACTCCTACTACAGATATTGCTTTAGCTACAGTTAGCGGATTTGTGTATCAGTTGCCTGCTAATACTTCTGGTTTAATTACTGATATTAGTATTTCTGCAATTGACATTGCTCATAAAAAGACAATATCGATTGTTGGTTCTGGAGGATTAGAGCCTGCTACCTTATCTGGCGGTGTTTCTGGACCAGTAACGATATTGTTAGATAATGGTACGCAATGGATAGCATATAAAAATGCTGTGATTCATTTTCAAGTTTTTGATGCAGGTGCTATTACTTATTTAAAAGAACTTTCTCGTAGTTAGAAATTTAAGATTTTATATAGTTAAAAAGCGGACAGATTTGTCCGCTTTTTTTATGGTGTAAAAAAAATAAAAAAAAGCAATAAAAATTAGTTTAAATATACATTTTAATGTATATTTGCATATATAAATTAAAAGACCGGAGCAGGTCAATAAAGTCTGCGTTATTATCATGGAAAATTCAAAAAAAGTATTTCAAGTAAAAGTTTACCAACAACAAGGGCCTTTTGTTTTTACGGGTGTAAACTCTCAAGAAATTATTGAGGTTTTAAAAGACAAAGGATTGATTGTTAATGAAGCAAGCGAAAAATATATCCGAGTTTTAACGAAAGAAGCTACTTCAGAAGTTTTAATACCTTACAATCACTTTTCAGCTGGTAATAATTCAGGGAATCCATTGGTTTGTATTGATGACGTTACTGGCGCAAATAATGATTCTTTTTCCCAACAAAAGCTTAACGAAATAAAAGAATTTATACAAAATAAATACCCAAAAAAAGATTTAAAACCGTTTTACAAATTATATGAAGATGGCACTATACAGATAGTTTTGGGGTTAAATTGGTATTGGGTAGAGAGAGAAAAACGACACTTTCCAATACATGAATTTTTCTATAAAGAAAAGAATATTGATGTTTCGGAGGTAAAATCTAAAATTGTAAACTTCATTAAAAACAATAAATAATGAAAAGTTTATGTTATTCAGTAAGGCTTTCGAGTCTTACTGAAATATCTGACAAATGTTATAAAGCCATTGCTTTCGATGGATCAGAAGCATTAATCCCAAAAAGTCAGGTATTCGGACAAGATTATAGCGTTAGTAAAAGTGAAGCATATTGGATTAGTGCTTGGATTTTAGAACAAAAATCAATTCAATATTCAAGAAAAAAACAAGCTACATTCGATAGCGATACACGTAAAGAAGTACCTGTGTGGGTTGTAGAAAAAAACGAACCTATAAAAATAGAACCTTTAGAAAATAATACCATTAAAGAACTGAAAAAATGAGAAATAGAATTTACATACAATATTCAGGTAAAATAACAAAAAACACCATTGCATTAATGGAAACTTATTTGATTTGTGATTTTATAGGCAGAACAGTAATTGATGGTCGTAGAGCGTATATTGATTTAAAACAAAGTGAAAATCCTAATTTAGATGAAGTATCTCAATTTATACTAGCGTTAGATGGGACTGATTTTATTACTTTTTGGGGATACCCATTAGAAGATGGTAGCAATATTACAACTAATGAGGATTTCAAAGACTTTTCTATTTCTGAAATAGATGCTTAATCTTCTACCCCAACAAATCGAAGTAAAAACAAAACACCTGACCAATAAGGCGGGTGCTTTGTTTATGAAACCAGGCACTGGGAAAACCAGACCAACGATTGAATTAGTAAATTCAGTAAAAGATGTAGATTTGGTTGTTTGGGTTGGTCCACTTAGGAGTATTAAGCCAAAGTACGGATTGCCAAGTATTATAGACGAAATTAATAAATGGGGAGGTTTTAATTGTCAAAATGTGGTATATATGGGTATTGAGACTTTGCAATCATCAGACCGTGCTTATTTGCAATTGTATAAACAAATATCTACCGCTTGGCGTTGTTTTTTAGTAGTAGATGAAAGTATCAAAATGAAAAACTTTGATGCCAAACGTACCCAAAGAATGCTTACACTTTCTCAAATGGTAGAATATAAGCTAATTTTAAACGGAACGCCAATAACTAAAAACCTATTAGACTTGTGGAGTCAGATACATTTTTTGTCGCCTTTGATTCTACGAATGGATTATTCGGAGTTTAAAAATACTTTTTTGAAATATACCACATTTACTAAACATTTATCAGGCAGAAAAAGCTACACGAAAGAGTTTATTACGGGAATAGAAAATATACCCTATTTATATTCATTAATTGGCGAATATATTTTTGAATGTGATTTGAATTTAGATATTAAGCAAGTTTGGAATAACTATAATTATATTCTGTGTGACGAAAACAAACAAGAATACGAAGAATTAAAAACTAAATTTCTTGACAACAAAACGCTAGAAGAAAAAAACAATAATATTTTTTTAGAAATGACCCAAAAGATGCAGCATATATATTGCTGTACTCCTAATAAGTTTGAAGTTTTGCGGGAACACTTTAAAAAGTGGCCAGAAGAAAAGCATATCATTTTTTGCAAGTTTATAAAATCGCAAGAAGAAGTAAAAAAAGCATTCCCGAAAGCTACGGTATTAAGTTATCAAAAAGAATCTATGAGTTTAAATTTGCAAAATTATCCGTACACAATATTTTGGGACAAAAACTTTGATTGGGGATTACGTGAGCAAGGCACATTCCGTAATTACAGAACTGGAAACCTAGAAGATTGTTATTATTGGGATATGACTGGAGATGTGGGGCTAGAAGTGTTATTTGATAAAAATGTAAGTGCCAAAACAAATATGGTAGATTATTTTAAAAAAGTAGGTAGAGAAAATTTAAAAGAGATATTATGACAGTTTACGAAGCTTCACAAGAACGATTGAAAGTTTTATTTAAGGAATTTGACAATATTTATGTTTCTTTTTCTGGGGGAAAAGATAGTGGGGTGCTTTTGAATTTATGTATTGACTATATTCGAAAACATAAATTAGATAGAAAGATTGGTGTGTTTCATTTGGATTATGAAGCCCAGTACAAAATGACAACAGATTATGTAAATGAAACTTTGGCAGCCAATGCCGATATTCTTGAAATTTACAGGTGTTGTGTACCGTTTAAGGTTTCTACTTGCACCTCGATGCATGAGAATTATTGGCGACCTTGGGAGAAATCAAAACAATATATTTGGGTTTCGGAATTGCCAAAAGATTGCTATACTGAAACTGATTTTGATTTCTACAAAAATAATATGTGGGATTATGAGTTTCAGGAAAAATTTTCCCTTTGGTATCACAAATTAAAAAATGCGAAAAAAACCGCTTGTTTAGTTGGCATTCGTACGCAAGAAAGTTTAAATAGATGGCGTGCCATTCATTCTGATAAGAATTATAATAATTATAAAGGTATCAAGTGGACAAAAGAAATGTACCAAGATATTTATAATGCCTATCCTATTTTTGATTTTACAACAAAAGATATTTGGACATCTAATGGAAAATTCAAATGGAACTACAATAAATTGTATGACATTTTCTATATGGCAGGAGTTGGAATAGAACAGCAACGAGTGGCTAGTCCGTTTTTATCCACAGCACAGGGTAGCTTGAAACTATATCGAATTATTGAACCAAACACTTGGGGAAAATTATTAAGCCGTGTAAATGGGGTTAATTTTACAGGTATTTACGGAGGAACTACCGCAATGGGTTGGCATTCTATAAAATTGCCTACTGGTCATACTTGGGAAAGCTATATGTATTTTCTTTTATCTACTTTGCCAGATGAAACAAGGGCTAATTATTTGGAAAAACTTTCTACATCGGTTACTTTTTGGAAAGAAAAAGGCGGGGTTTTATCAAAAGAAACTATTCAAAAATTGAGAGATGCAGGGGTGAAAATAGAGATTAAAAAAACCACCAATTATCAAACATCAAAATTCCCTGTAATGATGGATTACATTGATGAAATTGATATATCCGAAGCAAAAGAACTCCCAACGTACAAAAGAATGTGTATTTGTATAATGAAAAACGACCATTTGTGTAAGTATATGGGATTTACGCTCACGAAAAATGAAATGGCAAGAAGGAAAAATATAATGGCTAAATATCAAAATTTATTATGAAAAGTCCAGTTTACAACGTTTTGGCTGTGCCAATAGAAAAAATTAGAGCCAATAGTTATAATCCGAATAGTGTGGCGCATCCAGAGATGAAACTTTTAGAAACTTCTATTTGGGAAGACGGATACACAATGCCAGTAGTGTGTTACTACAACATTCAGGATGATATGTACGAGATTGTAGATGGGTTTCATAGATATACGGTTTTGAAGACTTCCAAAAGAGTTTTTGATCGTGAAAAAGGATTACTTCCAGTAGTTGTGATTGATAAAGATGAAAGCAATCGAGTAGCTTCAACCATTAGACACAACAGAGCTCGTGGTTCTCATGATATAGAACTAATGAGTAATATTGTATCAGAACTCACAAAAGCAGGGATGAGTGATGCCTGGATTATGAAACACATTGGTATGGATGCTGACGAAATTTTGAGATTAAAACAAGTATCTGGACTAGCAGAATTATTTAAAAATAATGAATTTTCAAACGCAATAGAAGTATGAAACCAAATAACGTAGTAGAACAGATGTTAATCGAAGAAAAACGCCAAAAAGTAGCAAGTATAATCAGAACTGCTCGTATTAAAAAAGGATGGACACAGCAGGAACTGGCAGACAGAATAAGATGTAAAGTGCAAACCATCAACAAAATAGAAAACGTAAGATTTTCTCCTAATGCGGATATCTTGTATATACTTTTAGATTGTCTAGATTTAACTTTAAAAATAGGAAATGAAAAAATTTGAGTATATACAGCCTAGTTTTTTGTTTTGCGAAATTCCTATTAAAGACAAAAGCCAAAATGATAATAGAATTTGGGTCTATCATTTAAAATCATTGTCCTTAATTGAATTTGTATGTGTAAATGATGTGATAGATTTTCAATTTAAAGGGATACAGGAACGTTTTGATTTTGAAAATATAGATGGTGTTACCGAAGATTGGTTTGGTGTTTTTATTTATAATAATTGCGAACTAACAGAACATAATCAAAATAAGGTTTTAAAAGCGGCTTGGGAATATTTAAAAGAATATTTTGTTTGGCAGGATAGTCAACATATATAATTGTGTTTACTTAATTATTTATAGATAAACTATTTTTCATAAGCGACCATTATTGGTCGCTTTTTTCATGTCTTAAAAAAAAAAGTTGTATGTGCAATATTTGTAAATAAATTAAAACTTAAGAAAAATGAAACTAAAAAATGAATTGTTAGGATTGCTAACCGATGCTGAATTAAAACCTAATAATCTTTTCAATAAGTTATTTGACTTGTTTAGAAAAACGCCAGGAAGGATTATTACTCAAGAAAAGTACTTAAATAGAGTAGGTTTCAATCAAACAACATTAAATACATTATTGTATGAGTTGAAAAAACTTTACGGAGTAACTGATTCTGATATAAAAAAACATCTTAATGATGGGAATTTAAAGATTAATGAAGTGAAAAATAAATCGTTAAATGATAATAGTAAAGAGATTAAACAAACGATTGAGGTTTTTGAAAATGCTTCTACAGAAGTAAAACAAGAAATTCGTTTTCGTGATGAATTCCCATTTATAAATGATCCTGAATTGCCTGTAGAATTAAAAATCCTAGTAACGGATAAGTTTAATCATTATTTTGCTTTTTGCGATTCTCATAAAGAGTTATTCGATAGTGTTGTATTGCCATTATTAGAAGGAAAAAATTTTAATGAAGTAGAATCTATTTCAAATGATAAAATTTTCGAACTAGCTAAAATAGCAGTTGGTAACTTTGAAATGGACCAATTAATTCGTGATGAGTTTGTTTATTACAGAGATGAACATAAAATCTTGGGTGTGCATCCAATTTTTAAAGAAAGAAAATTACAAGAATTTGTTAATAACATGACTATTGCCGATGCTGCAAAAAGAGCTACCAATCTAGAGAACTATATTCGTAGAGATACAAATAATGCAGAAAAGGCAACAAAACCAGAAGATAAGATAAGACTTGAGGGAAAAGTAATCGAATGGAAGAGAGAATTAGTTTTGGTAAACTTAAAACTTGGGATTCAAGATGCTGGAAAATAAATTCTTCCAAATAGAAGAAAAAGGTAATGACTCAGAAGTATTAGCAAATAATGCTTCTGAATTATTTATTTCAAAATACTTGAATAAACATTATCTCAAGATAAAATCATTATCGGAAGATATGTTAAGATTGCCTACTGAAGAAGAGATATTTTTTTTACAAACAGACAAATCATTTAATGCTTTTACATTTATTCCTTTAATTGCTAAACAACAAGGAATAAAAGAGTTATATGCTTCTACCTATTCTATTAATATAAGAGTGATTGAATCTTTGATTGAACTATATGATGCTGGAATTGTAGAGCAAATTACATTGATGATTTCAGATAGCTTGATAAAAAGAAATCCTACTACTTATGATTTACTTTCTGCTTTAATAAAAAGCAGGGCGAATATAAAAGTGATTTATACCTGGAATCATTCCAAGGTAAGTTTAATAAAAACAGAACATTCAAACTATGTGATTGAAGGTTCTGGTAATTGGAGTGAAAACGCTTTGTACGAGCAATATGTTTTTACAAATTCTAAAGATGTTCTCGAGTTTAGAAAAGAAATGTTTACTAATGCCAAATTAAAATAACTATGAAAAATATATTTAACTTAATAGGTAGTTTTATGATGATTCAAGCTTTAATATTCGGTTGGAGCTTGAATTATAATACTTGTAATTTAAAACAAAAAGTAGCTTTTGTATTCATTTTGTTCTTACTCGGAATTTTTATACTAATAAAAAATAAAAAGTAATGTCAGAAGTAGTTCTATTTAATTCCTTGATGTTATCAGATGAGCAATTTGATACAATTGCATCTTTAGCATCCTTAAATTATTCAGAGGCTCAAATGGCTATTTATTTAGAGCTGGATTATTTGGCATTCGAAAAATCACGTAAGGCTGCTAATAGCAAAATTCAATTTTATATTACTAAAGGAAAATTGGAAAGTAAATTTTTGGTAAACGAAAAATTACTAGTTAATGCCAAAGCGGGAAATATTACTGCAGCACAAGAATATAAAAAAGCGACTGATGCAAATGATGTAGAAGAAATTAAGCGAAAAATCCTTTATCATGAAGATTAGTATTGACGATATAGATTTACAAGATGTGTATTCGTTTATGGAACATGGTTCTGTAAATGATGCTCCGGAAGAAATAGTCCGTTACCTAACTTTACTAGATAAAGTGCACGGTATGCATTTGCGTATTCGGCAATATGGTACCAAGCATCATATTATAAAAGATTTAAATATTACCGAAGGACTTTCTCCTTATAAAGCGGAACAGGTTTATGGTGAAATGCTTGAATATTTTTATAAAGACATCAATATTTCAAAACAAATTTGGCGTAATATTTATGCAGAAAAATTAGATCAACTTGTTACAGCTTCGTTTTTAATGGCTAAAAGTCAAGAAGACTTAGACCGTGTTAGCCGAATAATTGAAAGAGCTGGAAAAATGCGTCAGTTAGATACGATAGATCCGCCATCATTCCCGAAAGAACTACTACAAAAGCCTTATAAGGTTTATGCTATGGATACATCTTTCCTAGGCGAAGAAAAAATAAATAGATTGGAGTTAGCTAAACAAATAGATGAAATGCCAGATTATTCAACAGCAGAAAGATTGTTGCTAAAACAAGATGCGGGTATTGAACCTATAAAACTATTTAACAATGAGCAGGAAGACATCCGTAAATCTGAACGATAACAGAATAGAAAAACGCTTTGCAACTTGGATAAGGATTGTTGTCGATTTAATTTCTCCTAAAAACTTATGGCTAGTTGCTGGTCGAGGAACTTCTAAAACTTCTGATATTTTAGCAGAACGATTTATTGATGTTTGCTACGATATGCCAGGTGCATATTTTGCACTGGTAGCTGATACTTATGTTAATGCTAAAAAAAACATACTTGATGCGTTACTAGAGGGATTGGGTCGTAAAGGTTGGATAGAAGGGATTCATTATGTTATAGATGAAGCTCCACCTGCTCATTTTGACAAACCATATAAAGCCCCGCAACAATATAAACATACAATATCTGTTTTTAATGGCTGTTTTATAAATATAGTATCTATGGACCAGCCTTCGGGTGCAGCGGGTAACTCTTATCAGCATATTTTTGGTGACGAAACTAAATATTTACAGTTTGATAAAATTAAAAAACTTACCCCTGCCCTACGTGGTTATAAGAAATTTGCTAATTCTGTTTACTATTGCGGAAATACTTTTACTACGGATATGCCAAATGTTTCTGAAGGGGAGCATGATTGGATTTTAGACCGTGAAAAAGAAATGGATGCTGACCAATGTCAGCAAATTTTGCGAGTAGGATTGGTTCTTAATGATTTGAAAATTGAGTTGATGAACGAAGAGCGTGTAGGTAATAAAATCAAAATAAATAATTTAAAAAAGCAAATTGATCGTTGGGAAAAACGATGGATAAAAGCGAGAAAGAATTCCACATTTTTTAAAGTTGTTTCTTCCTATGCTAATGCAGATTTTTTAAACGTCGACTGGTTTCACGATACCTATAATGCGCTTGGTGCCGAAGAATTTAAAACGGCTGTAGGTGCATTTCCAAGTAAATTGAAAAAAGGATTGCAATTTTATGTTAATCTTGGTGAGCATCATTTTTATAATGATGGAATCGTTACGGAGTATTACAAAAATTTTTCTGTTAAAGAGGAATGGAAAGAAAGTTCTCAAGCTCAAAAATATATTTACCATTCCAAACCTATTGATATAGGTGTCGATTTTGGTAATATGTGTTCGATGGTTACGGGTCAAGAAATTGGAAATACTATTTACTTATTCAAAGAGTTTTTTACGCTTCCTCCGCATGGAATGCGTGAGTTAGCTAATCAGTTTTTAGAGTTTTATAAGGACCATAAGAAAAAAGAAATTAATTTTTATTATGACCGTTCTGGAAATGCTTATGCTCAGATAAAAAGAGATTTTGCAACAGAACTTGAAGGTTATTTAAAATATCGAGTAGATGGCACATCAACTGGATGGAAAGTGAATATGATGAATAAAGGACAGGCGACTATTTTGCAAGAAGAGGAATATAATTTGATGAAAAACATCATGTCGGGAGAAAACCCGAAGCTTCCAAGGTTAAAAATGTGTGTGTTTGGGTGTAGAAATCTTCGTTCATCGATGGAAAAAGCGAAAACAAAAATATCTGTTAATCGACAAACGGGACAAAAAACCATTCATAAAGATAAATCGTCTGAAAAATTGCCGTTTCAAAAGCTTCCAATGTTGTCTACTAATTTAAGTGATGCGGCTAAATACTTCTTTTTTAGACCAGATTGGGTTAAATTATCATCACAAAAAAGCGTTAGTACGAGTAGTATGGCACCGGAGGTTGTGGATTAATAAAATAAAAGATACTCACCGCCCTTTGGGCGGAAATTTTTTTGACGTAAAAAAAGCACCTCGAAAGGTGCTTTTTTTTTTAATTTACATAGTCCAAAACAAGGTTAAAAATTTCCTTATCAATTTTCTTTTGTTGGTCAAAGGTTTTCTTTATTTTCCCGTGCAGTAATTCATTGAAAGCATTATATACCATCCACATATTAGCATCTTCTTTCAAAATTAAAGTTTCATTTTCGATAGTTTCGATAACTAAACGAGCGTTTAGGCTTGGTGCTGGATTCTTGTCGGAAGATTCAAACTTAAAAAGCTTGGTTTGTTGTGCAATATGTTGCACAATTTCGGAAGGGTCTGCAATTTTAAAATCTGCTAATACTTCAAATTTTCGACGAAGTTCGTAAAATTCGTTATCAAGAAAATTATATATTGTTTTTCCTATTGCTGGTAAAACAAGTTCGTTTATATTTCCCCTGTGTTTTAAAGAAAATCCTATATCAGTACTGGCGGTGTGTAGTCCGTTACTGCATACTTCACGAAAAAACCCAAAAGTTCCAGAGGTTTTGCAAGAGCCATCATAAGAATTTGTAAATCGAAGCATTGGACGAATTTTGTCAAGTCCGTTTTTTATGTTTACACTAAAATTATCGTCATTCAAAATATAATCTACGGCAAAACTGCGGTTATCTCTGTTAATACTACGTGTAATATAATTAATATCGGAATTGATTAGCATTTCTTCAACCTTATAAAAAAAGTCCTCGTTTGGCAAATGTCCGTAAGATTTTGAAACGATGTTAACGATTCTGTTTTCTGAAATTATTACGCTATCTAATCCCGAACGTGTCGGAATATTTGTAATATTAGTAATTGGTAATAAGGCACTTTTTACGAAAATATTATCATTTTGTAATGGCTTTTTAAAATAAATGTTGTTTTTCATGGCTTAAATTTTTGTTATTATTAATTGATTTTTTGATACTGAAATTATTACGCTCTCTCCTATTTCAAAACCTGCTTGTTTTATCCAATCGCCTGAAAGAGTAATTTTAGGTTTAAGGCTTTTTTTCCAAATACTTTTGCAAAGAATAGAAGAAATTTTTATAGTTCTACTTTTAAAAAATGTACTCATTGAAATCTGAATTTTGGTAATTATTATCTTCTATAAATTTTTCGGCAATGGCTTGTGATTTGTTGAAAGCGGTTTTAACCTGGTCTTTAAAATATTGATAATCTTGCCAATTAAAAACAGAAGAAAATCCTTTTTCTTGAAGTATGCTTTTTACTTGGTTACTTAATTTATTAGGTGTATTTTTGTGGCTCTTAGATGTCTGATTGTGTGTCATGGCGTTTATTTATTTTAAGTTATTTAAAGCCCTACTCTTCGACCAGTAGGGCTTTTTGTTTAGTCTAAATTTGGAAAGTTAAAACTTCGCTTTCTGCTTCTGTCAATAAAATTGAGAGTTCCTCCTGTGCTCCTTTACATAGTTTCTCAATTACATTAATATTTTTGATTTCAAACTTAAAATCTTGACCATTTTTAAAAGTAATCGAGCAACTATTTTTGTCGTTCCCTGCTTCAAACATTTTTAAATCGTTTGATTTTTCTTTTAGGTGTAAATACCTTCTTGTAAGTGCATCAAATTGGTCTTTTCTCAAAATTCTTTCTTCGGCTGTTTTTGGTGGCTCTGGTTTAAATTTTTCAATCGTTGCGAGAATAGAAGCTTTTTTTACTTCTTCGGTAGGTTTTGCAATCTGTGCAATTATTACTCTTTTTTCGTTTTCCGTCTTTTTTTGTTCGGCTGTCTGTGCGCTCATAAATTATAAGTTACTGATTAATAATACTTAAAGATAATAAAAAGTATTCATTTTGACAACTTTTTTATATAAAAAAGACTAATTAATTACTTATGTATAATCAATATAAATAAGAAAAAAGACGTATATAAATAGTAGTAATTTGGTGTTAAAACAAAAAAATAAAATAATTAAAACGTTAAAAATCAATACTTAAACCCTAAAAGATTTAAGTGTATTGATTTTTGTCTGTCTCCTGACCCCGCCACGCTCATTACTATATATGCCTGTGCAAGTCTGTGTTTAAAATAGAAATATGACCTATATAAACGCACAAGCCCCACCACTAAACAAGTGTAAACACCAGTTATTGCTGGTGTTGTTCATGTCTTAAAGTACTAATATATATGTAATATACTTGCACATACAAATACTAATCATGCAACAACAACCCACCATTAAACTAAGAGATGCCATCAAGAAGATGAGAGCGTTAACAGGTATTAACGTACCTTTCTCTTTCTCCTATATATCTTACTCCGAAGTACTTAATAAGTCTGAAGGATATAAGAGAGTAAATAAAGGATTACTTCGAGCTGGTTATAGAGCTAATCAATCTGAACGCAGTAACATACTTATAGCTTATATAGACTATGATAAGAAGGAGGCGGATAGACAGTTCTACCTTCCATTACTAATGACATTCAATAACATACAGGTAATACCATGATAGAAACATACGGAAGAACAGGAATAGTAGCAAATGAGTCGACAGGATTTACCTTTGAGCTTTCTAGCAACCCTAGAGAGTTTGATTCATTCAAGGTAAACAAGGAAGATATAAACCACCAAGGCAACTACTTTACTGTTGGTGAGTGGCGTATCCTACCTTATGGCACCAATGATAACCTACCAAGCGTAATAAAGGCAGCAGTACAAGAGAACAGCACAGCACCTGGTATGTTAGAAAAGAAAGTAATGATGTATCTTGGTAATGGACCATTCCTATACAAAGAGGATATAGTAGATAACAATATTGTAAGGGTATGGACTAAAGATGTTGCTATACAATCATGGTTAAACACATGGAAGTATGAAGAGTATATTAATAAATGTGCGGTCGATTATGAGTACATGAAAGGTCACATGACTAAGCTATTTCGTAATAAGGCAGGTCGCACGGGCGGGACAAATCAGATTGCTAAATTAGAACATATACAGCTACAAGAAGGTCGCTTGGCTTGCCATATATCCTCGACAGATTTAACTCCTACTCATATAGTAGTTACGGATTATTCGTTTAGTACATTAGAAGCAATAACAGGTATTAAAGTATATCCTATATTCGATGTAAACAATCCTTTTATTAGTCCTACCTCGGCATCATATAATAGTCAGTACACTTTTGGCGATAAGCACTACTCTACCCCTCCGTTATTTGGTTCGCTAGAATGGTTACGACGTTCTACAGCAACCCCTATAATATTCAAGGCCTTATCTAAAAACTCTATTAATGTTAAATACCATGTAGAAAGTCCCCAAGAGTTTTGGGATCGTGAAGAAAAAAGATTAAAAGAAAATGCAGAAAAATCGGGAAGGGAATATAATGATAATGAAATTATAGAATACCGAAAAATATTTATGCGAGATTTACTTAAAGTATTATCTGGCGACGAAAATTCTGGAAAGTTATGGCACACAAGAAATATCATCGAAGTACAGGGGCAAAACATTATTAGCCATGGTTGGAAAATCACCGCTATTCCTCAAAACATAAAAGACTTCGTAGAAGCTCAAATAAAAATATCAGAACGTGCCGATAGAGCCTTATCGGCTAATCTAGGAATGGGTCAAGGAATTAGCAATACTGGTGAAGCGGGTAAAGCAAATGGTGGTTCAGAACAAGTGTATGCTTATCAAAATTTCATGAACTCATCAGTAGATATTCCAGAGCGTGTAATTTGCCAAACACTAAACGATGCTATAAAAGCCAACTTTCCAAACACGGATTTAAAAATAGGATTTCATCGTAACCAAGCACAAACGCTCTCTAATATTAACCCAGCAGATAGACCTGTAAACCAAAAAACAGAATAATGGAATTGCTATTCAATAAAAATGGAGCAGGTGGCTCTACCGAAATAAAAGAGATTTTAGGATTTACCGATGCCAATTTGAAGTTTATTACACTCAAACCAAAATTGATTCCTGCAACCGATACTATTATCGAATTAATAGGCAAGCCATTATATGATAGCCTAATAGGTATTTATAATGCACCATCACAATCAGCATCAGACAAAGAATTTCTTAACCGAGTGCAGTATATCATATTGCTAGACGGTTATCGAAATTTAGCTATGGATACCGATTTAGGACATACCAACAATGGACGTGTCAATCGTATAGAAGACAAACAAAAAATAGCCTTCGAATGGCAAATAGTCAATTCCAATAGAAAAATGGAACGAGATTATTACCGTGCGCTAGATTCTTTAATCAAGTACATGGACAAAAATGTATCTGGTTGGAAAGCTACCGATGCCTTCAAACAAACACACGATTTATTTATTCGCACTGCTGCCGAAATAGACGACTATTTTAACATAGACGGATCAAGATTACTTTTCATGAAAATTGCACCTGGAATAAGAAAAGCCGAACGTGAAGAAATCATCCCTAGAATAACAAAAGTTCGTTTCGATGAGTTAAAAACAAAACTTAAAACAAATACAGGAGATGAAGATTCTATTCTTTTAATCAAAATAAGAGAAGCAATAGTTTATAAAGCCTTATCATGGGCAATTCCTCGTTTATCTACGCAATTATTTCCAGAAGGTTTTTTAGAAGCTGCCGATAGTTCTCGGATGACAATATCAGCACGCAAATCAGTCGAAAAAACACAAGCTGAAGCAATGTCGCAAAGATTCGATAGAGATGCCAGAGATGCGTACATTCAAATAGAAAACTATATAAAATCATTAACCAAAGTTTCATTTCAAGAAGTGCAACCTATTAAACCAAGTTTTAATCCAACAGACAATTTTGTAGACTGCTAACCAAATTTACTAACTATAAAAATCCTGTAATATGCATATAATTCAAATACCCGAATTAAAAATAACCAAATACTTACCTACCGATTTATCCGAATGCGACCCGATACAATACATCGAAATGTCGGCTCTAATCTTTTATTACCAAACAGGAATAATCGATTATGAAGAATTCCGAGTACATGCTACTTACAAATTGCTAGGTATGAAAGCCGTTCGCAAAAAAATTGTCGATTATGATAAATATTCACGAATACACCAATTATCAGAACTAATAGACACTTTTTTCGAAGAAAACGAAAACAAAGAAAAAGTAATCAAACAATATTATATTCACAATCCTATACCAAAGTTCCGTGGTGCATTTCGAAACTTCTACGGACCATCTAATGATTTCGATAATATAAAATTTGGCGAATATGTAGATGCCCTAGAAGCTTTTGTAAATTTCAACCAAACAGGAGAACTAATATATTTGTCAACACTATTGGCAATAATGTACAGAAAAAGAGATTATTACAATTCTATAAGTCAAAAAGACAAACGAAAAAAATACAACTCAGATATAGTTCACAAAAGAGCAAAGTTTTTTCAACGTCAGCATATCGGGGTTTTATATGGTTTTTACCTCTATTTTGCCTCATTTCAAAAATACCTAACCAGCGCAACAATATTCATACAAGGAAGCGAAATAGATTTATCAATTCTGTTTGAAAACAAAAAAACTAAAGACGAAAGTAAATATCCCGGATTAGGAATGAAAGGCGTTTTACTTAGTATGGCAGAAAGTGGCGTTTATGGTCCAGAACAAGGCGTTCGTGACACACCATTATGGGAAATACTTATACGTATGTACGATATAACCAAGCGCAGTCTAGATGAAGAAGCTGCATACAAAAAACTAGAAAAAAAATGATACTACTAGAAAAAATAGAACAATACGGAGCACATTTATTGGCCGAAATTCCCGATTTAAAGAAGTTCTATCTCGTGGTTGACGATAGCCAAATAGTTAAAGTATTAAATGAGATAAACGAAGATGACAATCTTATTCTCATAGGCTTTATACCATCTCATAAATCCGAAGGAACAAACCAAGACAATGTGCAAAACCGTGATTTTTCACTTTGGATGGTCTTAAACAAAGTTGACCGTAACGACGGCCAAGAAGCTTTTATCGCATCATTCAAAAGAACACAAATAGCAGCCGCCGCAATCGAGAAGCAAATGCTTAAAGACAAACCAAATTTTGGCGGACAATGTTCACTAATGCGACAGCTCCAAGTATCATCTATCGAAATTAATCCCGTTTGGGCATTAGCAGGTTGCGATGGCTACGAAATAAATTACCAATTACTAACGCCTATTTATTAAAAAAAGTTGTAATTTTGAATACTTATTTAAAAATTATGACACCAGAAGAAATCAACCAATTGTTTGAAAAACAAATTTTTATCAAAGGAATACACAAGAATTTAGAAATCGATAAAAACCAAATGGCTAATTACCGTCGCCGATGCAATGAGTTATCATTAGGCTTGAAATTAGAATTACTTTTGAAAATAGATGTTATAAAAATCCAACCAAATGAACCTAAGAGACCAGCGTAACAAAACGGCAAACGACATCCTAAAAGGAGTCTTTGTTTCTCGTGTGCTAAAAGAGGAAGGTGTCGAGATAAATACCGACATAAACAAAGTAATGACTTCTGCAGGGTTCGAATCATCATTTTGGCAAGATAAAGCATTCTCGGTAACAGGGCAAAATACGCTAGAGTATCGCCACAAACCACAACATCGTTTTGTAGATATGAAAAACCGAAACACAAAATCGGGAACCATACGCAAAAAACGCCATGCCGTGCACAACAAAATAATTTACGGACATCTAAACGACATTGCCCGTCAGTTATCCTTTGGTTATACCCAAGCAGTTATAAATGAACTAAAACAATTAGAAGAAAATAAAGCAGCTAAAACCGTATAATATAGTTTTTTTGTAGTCTAATACATAAAAAACACAATATTATGAAAACAAAACTTATTGTTTGCCCTAAAATTTTAGCACTAAAAAAAGCCGAAGAAACATTCAGATTTTGGTACAGCGTACTCCTAGAAACAGAGTATATGGATGATGTAGATAATCGTAAAGATTTTCAAACAGCACTGCAAACCATAGCAGATTTACAAAAAAAAAGAGAGAGGCATAGCCTCTTTTTTTTATATTTACACCTTAACTTAAAAAATACACTATGAAAAAAATTATTTTACTATTTGCTCTATTTCCTTTGCTAATGTTTTCGCAAGAATCCTCAGGTAAATTAACTTACAAAAATGTTATAAAAGTTGATTCTTTAAAAAAATCAAGTCAATTATATATGCTTTCTAGATCGTGGTTTGCGGAAAAATATAATAGTGCAAAAGATGTTATACAATTTGAAGACAAAGAGGAAGGAAAAATAATTGCTAGAGGAAGTTTTAATTACAATAGCAACGTATTTGTTTATAGTAATGCGACCAAAGGACATATAACATATACTTTAACTATTATTGTAAAAGATGGGAGATATAAATATGAAGCATCTAATTTTACGCACCAAGGAAATCCAGAAAATATTGTTGGAGATGTATCATTTGGTTTAATAACAAGTGATGAAGAATGTCCTTATAATATTAGTGCAAAAGGCTGGCGAAATAGAGTTTGGAGAGATTTAAAAGAACAAATTGACGGATATATAAATCCTATTATAATTTCGCTTAATAAATACATAGCAAGCGCGGTTGTAAAAGAAGAGGAAAAATGGTAATTTATAAATGAGCTATTACTACTACAAACGTTTCAAAGACCCATACTGGTGGCTCGTTGTTCTAATATCATTTGCAATAATGATTATAGTTTCACTATTTAACAACTAAATATAATTATATGAATCCAATTTATCATGGAGATAAAGACACTAAATCTTTTTATGAAGAAATAGAAAAACTTACAGACAGAGAATTACAAGAGCGTCAAGCTTTTTATTTAAGAACTATTGCGAGAAGCAACCATAGCATAAAGCTAAATTTGCAATTTTGGTACTATTTTGCAATAGCAATTGGAGCAATAGCTTTTATTGTTATGGCAAATAAGTAAATTAATGATTCATTCTTATTTTAAAGATGTGCAAATGCACATCTTTTTTTTTGCTAATTAAAATTATATTTGTACTTTCGCCTCGCAAAAATATTATTACTAGGAGCAATCCTGAAAAACTTTTTTTTAAGTTAACATAAGCGAACCCTTGTTCACGTTGTAGGTGCTAGTGATAGCCCTGATCTCATTCCTAGTAATGTTTTTGCACAACCGAAGATGAGGGTTTCGTGTATATAATATTTTCAGACATGCAAAAAGAAAATGAACAACAGGACTCTAAGTTACTCAACTTAGTTCCTAACCTACTAACAGAGTTAAAAACATCAGATGCTAACAGGTATCACGAAATTGCAAAATTCCTAAAAACAGCTTTTCTAGAGCTGTCAGACCACGAACTATTCGACGATGTTACGTATCGCAGGCAATGGGCAGACAACATTTGTGTTATCGAAGCCTTATCGTTTCCTTTCGAAGGTTATTCTAACCAAGAAAAATCAATGGCTATCGATATTTCTTTACTCGTTTTATCTCAAAGCAAAAAGGAGGTTACCCATGGATAATCACGAAATAAAAATCATTTACCCAAAAGGAATGCGAGTAACACTCAAGGGAACCACATTTCGCAAAGCAGTACAAATTGCCCTAGCAAATAACAACGCTGTTCCAGACGAACCACTAAAAATGATTTTCCTAAGCACTGGCAAAATACTGTTTCTAGACAAAAATGCCTTTTCTTCATACCTAAATGGCACCATAACCCAAAAAGAATTGATAGAGCTAACAGAGTGCGATGAGTTATATCGCAACAATAACGATATGCAAATAAACGATCATTATATAGACAAAGGCTCTCTGTGGAAAGGAGTAAAACAACAAGCCATACTAATAGATGATGATGTTTATGTTTTTACCAAACTAGATTTAAATATTTTTGAAGCCGTCGAGCCATTACAATAACCAACTAAACGCCACTACCTAGTGGCGTTTTTCATGTCTTAAAATCTGATTTTTTGTGTCGTAAACTTGACAAAATTTACAACAATGGCTAAGACACTCTCAGACGAAGATATTAAGTTAAACATTATTATAAATGGTAATACCGCCCAAAAAGAATTATTCGATTTGGAAAAATCTACACGTAAACTTACCGAGGAAAACAAAGGATTATTGCTTCAAAAAAAATTATTAGAGAAACAAGGCAAGCAAGAATCAGAACAATACAAGCTTCTAACGGCAACAATAAAGGAGAACTCATCATCAATTAATCAAAATAAAATTAAGATAAATGAGCTTCAAAAGGAAATCGGTATTACTGGTTTAACCATGAAGCAATTATCTGACCGTGCCAATGTTCTAAAAATATCCCTACGCAATGCAATACCAGGAGGCGAAGCGCATCAAAAATATACTGCCGAACTTAAAGAAATTACAGGAAGAATAAACGAACTAAATGGTAAAGCCAAAACCGCAGGATTTTCTATTAGTTCTATGGCAGACTCTTTCAATAAGTATAGTGCATTAGGTGCCACGGTTATTGCGGGACTTACAGGGGTTGTGCTATCTGTACAAAAAATAATAGACATAAATGGTAAGCTTTCAGATGCTCAGGCAGATGTTTCTAAAACCACAGGAATGACAAAAACCGAAGTCGACGATTTAACCAAATCATTCGGTTTGCTAAAAACACGAACACAAAGAATAGATCTTTTAGGAATAGCAGCAGTAGGGGGAGAATTAAATATTGCCAAAGGCGAAATTTTAGACTTTGTAAAAGTAATGGATAAAGCAGGAGTTGCTTTAGGAGATTCATTTGAAGGTGGTCCCGAAGAAGTAGCTACAAAATTAGGTAAAATAAAAAACCTTTATTCTGAGTTGAAAGATACAGGTGTCGAATTAGCTTTTGAAAGTGTTGGCTCTGCCTTAAATGATTTAGGAGCCGATGGAAATGCAACAGCTCAAAATGTAGCTGAGTTTGTTACTCGTGTAGGAACTATTCCAGAATCTTTCAAACCAAGTATCGCAGTAGCTTTAGGTCTTGGTGCTGCTTTCGAAGAGACAGGCCTTAAAGCAGAAGTAGCGGCTGGAAATTATGGTAAAGTAATTGGAATAGCAGCAAACAATGTAGAAGGATTTGCTAAAGTAATGAAGCGACCAAGAAAAGAAATTGAAGATTTGATAAACACAAATCCTAATGAATTTTTTCTTCAATTTTCAAAATCAATAAGTAGTTTAAAACCTGTCGATTTAGCTAAAGTTTTAGATAGCCTAAAGTTAAATGATAATGAAGTAAAACAAGTAATCTCAGCAGCAGGAAATAATGTCGATTTATTCCGTCAGAAAATAGAACTAGCCAATAAGTCATTAGGCGACGGAACTTCAATGACCGATGAGTTTAATATAAAAAACAATACACTCGCCGCAACATTAGAAAAAATAAGTAAAAAAATAAATGGATGGTTTTCTTCCGAAACAATTAATAACTGGTTAACCGTTATGGTTGTGGGTTTTGCAAATCTTATAGGTGTTACCGATAATGTAGACAACTCTTCAAAAAAATGGAGAAATACATTAGTATTTACCGCTAAGATAATTGCCGTTGTAACATCGGCTTTAATTACTAATGCAGGTTGGCAAAAATTAGTAGCGTTATGGACTACACGAAATACTGAAGCTACATTATTATATAATGTAGCTGCAAAAGCAAGAGCATTTGCAGAAGGCGTGAGTATGGCTGCATCGCAAGCGTATGCAGGTGTAATGATGTTACTAAAAGGAAATGTTGCAGGGGCTACACAGGCGTTTAGGGTTATGACTTCTGTAATGATGACTACTCCGTGGGGTTTTATTCTTGGCGCAATAGCGGCTATCGGTAGTGCTTACTTAATATTTAGTGACTCAGCTAAAGAAGCGGCAACTGCGCAATCAATGATGACAGAAAATGCCCGAGAAGTCGATTCTTTGGTTCAAGCTGAATCTGCTTCTTTTATTTCATTAATAAAAATTGTTCAAGATAAAACAGCATCTACCGAAGCTCAAACCGAAGCTCTTAAAAAAGCAAAACAAATAGGTGGGGAATATACGAAAGGACTTACTCTAGAGAATGTTGCAACACTTGCTGGAAAAACCATGATTGATGCTTACATAAAAAGCTTAGAGAAAAAGATGATGTTACAAGTTCTAGAGCAAAGGCAATCTGAAATAATGAAACAAATTTCAGAAAAGAAAGCAATGGCATTAGAAGAAGAAGTTAAGTGGTATGATTATATTTTAGCTGGCATAACAAATTTAGGAAATCAGGCAACTACTGGTGCCGATGTATTTATTATAGCTTCTCAAAGAAAACAAAAATCATTATCTGATTTACAAAAACAATTAAATTTCACTAATGCTGAAATGAAAGCGTTTTTAAAAGCCAATCCTGAGGTTATAAAAAACATTGATTCTCCAGAAGGTGCAGATACTCCAGCTGGAACAGGAGGTAAGGCTAAAGCAGAAAAAAAAGATCCCAATAGTAGCGATGAAGAGATAGCTAGGCTTAAATATGAAGACGATGCTAAGTATAAAGATTTATTACTAAAAGCACAACGTCAGTTTGAAGATGACAAACTTGCTTCAATGGTTGATGGTTACGAAAAAGAATTATTAATTGAAAAGCAACGTTACCAACGTGAAATATCTGATTTAGAAAAACAAAAAGTACATACTGATGAAATAGTAAAACTAGATTCAGATATAGCAAAAGCAAAAGCAGCAAAAGATATTAAACTATATAATGCACTTATTGAAAGAAAAAAAGTTTGGAAAGAAAGAAATTTATTATTAGACGAACAAATAAATAAAATTGAAGAAGGAAAACTTTCGCTTCACAATCTAAAACTAGGAAAAATTGAAGACGATGCGGTAATCAAAAAATTAGCAGATAGCAAGAAAGCGTACGATAGAGAAAAAGCGTTACGAGAAACAGAATTTCTTGATGAGCTTAACGGCATAACCACATTAGCCGATGCAAAGAAAAAATTATCAGGCATAATTTCAGATTTCGAACTTGGCAAAATAAAAACATTAGCCGATGCAAAAAAACAATTGCAAGAGCAGTTTGCTGCAAAAGAATTAGCAAAACAAAAAGAACATCTAGAAGATTTAGTTGCACAACTAAACACAATTATGACTTCTAAATCATTCAAAGGAATAGATTTAGAATTTCTAACCCCCGAAATGCGTGAAGAATTTGCAAAGCAAATCGAAGAATTAAAATTAAAAATTGCAGAATTACAAGCAGTAATAGACGGAAAAGGAGGCGGAAAAGGAGGCGGAAAAGGCAAAACTCCAGAACAGCAGGCAGCAGAAAAAAAAGAAAGAATAAAAAAAATAGTAAGCGATGCGCAAGCAATAGTTTCTGCCTTAATGAACACATGGGGTGCGTATTATGACTATATGGCCGCCAAAGAAAATGCGCAACTAAAAATATTTACAGCTGGAGCCGACAGAAAGAAACTCGCACTAAAAAAACAACTCGATGCAGGTTATATAAACCAAGCCAAATACAACAGAAAAGTAGCCCAAATAGACAAAGAACTAGACGACAAAAAATTTGAGATAGAGCTAAAGCAAGCCAAGCGCAAAAAATCAATGGATATTGTAAATACCATTATCAATACCGCTACCGCAATCATGCAAGCTTATGCGCAAATGGGACCCATAGGCGGTACCATTGCGGGGGTTTTAATAACGGCTATGGGAGCCTTACAAATTGCAACAATTGCAAACACTCCTTTACCGGTAAGAGGTTACGAAGATGGTTTATATCCCGAAGAAGTAACTAGACAGCAGGACGGAAAAAAATTCCGTTCTACTGGAACCTCAAAAATGCAAACAGGATTGTTTACCAAACCAAGAATATTGGTAGGTGAAGGCGCTGGCGATATGCCAGAAATGGTAATAGACAAACGTTCCTATGCTCAAATATCGCCCGAAGTAAAACAAGCCTTAATCCGTGAACTTCATGGTGTTCGTGGTTTCGAAAACGGATATTATAAAAACGATATTTTATACTCGGGAAACACTACTCCTACCGCACCATTACCAGCATCAAATAATAACGATAAAGTATTAGAAATGGCAATGGTAATGATGTCTGAACACATATCGCTAATGAAAGATTTACGTGACAACGGGATAGAAGCAAATGTTTCTAATAAAAATCTAAAATCAATGAAAAATCTAAAAGAAGGCATTAGCGATTTTGACGCATTAAGAAATAAAAATAAACATTAAATTATGACTATAGAAATATTAGCAAGAGAATTTCACGCATCAACAGAAGTTCCTAATTATACATGTTGGTTGTTTCAAATAGGCCACAATGATGCACAAGAGATTATATCTAATAATGAAAATGTATTATTAAAATATAACAATACTACAATAAATATATCATCTGGCATATATGGAGACAATTATAACGGACAACCTCCCTATGGGGATAATCACGCATGGATTGTTGTAGAACAATTGGACGGACTTCACGGCGGAACGAGATCTAAGTGGTGGTTAAGATTAAATGTACTAAACAATGGTTTCTTTAATGCCATTCAAGACATTAATAACATTACCGCTATCGAAATAAATACTTTCTTACCTGCGTCATTGCATTTTGAAGGTGTCAAAGATTTCTGTGAGCCAGTTGCACAGGTGCTTAATCAAACATACGGTTTTAACTTTACAATAGAGGCTTCTTCTTGGTTACAAGTAACGCCAAATTTAGGTACAGGAGCAACCGCTTTAAGCATTGTTCCCGCCCCTACTCCTACCATGTTAGCTGGCAGTTATGTAGGGTTTGTAAATATAAAAAATGGGGCAATATTGTATAAAGTAATTAATATTACTTATAATTTAACTACAATTGTCAAAACGCCATACCAATATAAAGGGGTTAATTTTACATTAGATACTAAATATTTTAATTTCAAAAGCCAAAATTCCGATACTTATTTTCAAACCAATGCAATAATAAAAGTCTTTAGTTTCTTTACAGATACCGCAAAAATTATTCAGGTACCACAAAAAGTACTCACGTTTGAAACCGTTGAAAAATTAAATTTAGGAAGAATAATTCATAGATTAATGAATCGTTTCGACACAAAAAACGACTATTTTTATCAATACAAATATGCCGAACTACAACTAAATGTAATAGAAAAATTAATATCAAATGATACCGTAGTTAGAAATGTAAATTCCGATACTATATTTTTTGCTGCAGGTTTAAGTAAAGGAGTAGAACGAGGTTTTGGCTTTTTAAACATTAATCAAAAACCAAACAGGGTTACTAAAAAAAGTTTTGCATACCTAAATATTTTAATACCCCAAGAGGAAACATATTTGTTAAAAATATTTAAAAACAAGGAACTCGTTCCGACAGAAACAATCGATTTTTCTAATATTCAGGGTAATATATTTACTTACAAAATATATTTCGACTCTTACAATCAAGGAGATATTATAGATGTGGTTTTAGATAAAGCAAGGTCTTCTTTAATTTCTCCACCCACAAAAAGCTTTTTAGTATTTCCAGAAGGAGAGTATTCGGCTATGATTGTTTGGGAAAACGAATATTTACTAAAATCAGCAATAGAGTGTACAGGTGGTTACAATATAAAAACAGACATCGAAAGTGTTTATCAAAAAATATATAAAGATTTTGTAGAAATATTAGAAATATTAGCCACTTCAAAAGAAGTAAAATTAAATGTAAGTACAGGCTGGGTAGCTAAAACAGATGTAGATACAATAGAAAGTTTATTGCGTAGTAAGAGAGCTTGGTTGCTAAAAAACAATCAAGTAATAAATATTCGAGCCTTAAACAAATCGATACTAAACGAAGATTCTTCTAGAGGGGTAATAGATTATAATTTAGAATTTCAAATAAACAGATCATACGATGAGGAAACTTATTCACTCTAAATTTGTGTTAGATTTATCTAATTTCAAAATATCAGATACCGAAGAAAACAATTGGTTTTCTGATATGTTTTTTACTAAATATTCTTTTCCGTTCGAAATAGATTTGATAGACGATTTAGATATTGCATTTGGTTTTATCTCCTTATATAATTCATCTTCAAAAGAAACCTATTTCGAACTTAAATATGTGCACGGCGACAAAATTGAAGATGCCGTTTTCGAGATAGAACAATTTCAAACGAAACTAAGTTGTGTTTTGCGTTTTGGCTTCGAACAATTACCTAGTTTCGACAAAAAACTATCTGAATTATCATTACAAAAATTACGATTGCCAGATGGTACAGATGTTTACCAGCACGCCCAAACCGTTATTACGCAAAAATGGCCAGTAGTAAATTATAATTTTCCACAAGTTCATTTAGACAAAATAGATGCTTCGGGCGAAATGTGGTCTTATTTTGAAGGGCAAATAAACTGCCGAAAAGAAGGTGTCTTTTTAATTAACGATATGGATGCTCATAATTCTATTTTTAGAAATAGAAATATAATGCAACCATTACCTTATTTATTTCATGTTTTAGAAAGGGGAATGGCAGATGCTAACTTAATCTTAGCAGGAGAAATACTTAATAACGAAGACTTAAAAAAAGTCACTTTATATGCTGATGTAGAATATTATAAAAAATATATCGATGAGTGTTTAGACATAGATAATCAATTTTTTGGTGAAGAAATTATTGGCGCCTATCCGTTTGATGGCATACCTGACCCTGATTTTGTTTTTGGCTATCCCCTGAACGGCTATTTTAATTATGACAGATACTCTATAACTAAATTTACAGTAAAAAATGCCGGAACTTACAAACTAGCAGTTTTCATTACTTTTCCAGGTGTTGATCGTAGAGCTTCTTCTGCTTTTTATATCGTTAAATATAGGGGTCGTATATTAAAATATATGCCTTTAAATGATATAGGAAATTGGGGTAATCTTCCAGAAATTTGTAGGGATAGTTTTAATATTTCAACAGAAAACGATATAAATATACATGAGTTTACTATCGAAATATGTTTAAAAGCCATAGGAGGTGGTAATCTGTTGGGTCCTTGGGTGGGATTTACTGCTGGTTTCGAGATAACGCCAGTATATTTATATGAAGACAATGTAAATGTGGTATCTACAATTATTAATACAAACAAAATAGATTTAACAAGGGCAGTGGCAGATATTACTTTTGGCGATTTAATACGATGCATCAAAAATTGGTACAATTACGATTTAACTATTCAGGGCAATCTAGCGGTTATGAATAAGGTCGAATCTCAGATGAATTATAATGAAGCTATTTCTTTTCAAAGTTTTGAAATAAAAAATCCTATCCAAAAGTTTAAAAAAGGAAACTCTTTTTTACTCAAATTTCAAGATATAGAAAGTAAAGATTATACTTTCTTACCAGTTTTTCAAGACAGGCAAGGTGTTATAAGTACAGGTTATAAAACAGATGAAAAAACAAATACTATCGAGATAAATGGTTTGCCTTTACCCTTAGTCACAAAAAACGAAATACATACAGCGCACGCATTCGAGTCTGGAAACGAAAAAATATATTTTGTAATCTATGACGGTTTAATTAATAATAATAATACTTCAAAACCAAATAATAATTATCTCCTTCCAGTAGTTTATACAAACTACTGGAAAAAATGGATTAATTTCAGAATAAAATCTACAGAGACAATTTGGTCTTTTAAAACCTTTGGCGAAAACATTTCTAATTTAAAAGTTAAATCTAAAATTTTCTGTTATAATAAATACCATATCATAAAAACCATAAATAAAACCGAGATTAAACCCGATTTATTCGAGATAGAAATAAATCTAGAATCGCTAGATTAATCCCAAGGTAATTTATCTAGCAAAAATATTTCCTTGTTAGCTTCAGCCTGAACAATGTGTACATAAACCATTGTTTGGGTTATCGAGCTATGAGATAAAAGCATTTGTAACATTTCTACCTTTCCTCCCATTTTTAAAAATAATGTTGCAAATGTATGACGACCAACGTGCATAGATACTTTTCTAGTAATACCTATTCCTTTCATTATTTTTTTAAGCTCATCATTTAAATGCTGATCCGCAAATTTTGTAATAAATAAATTAGGACACTCATGTATAATTTTTTTTGCATTATCATTTAATGCTAAATTTTTATCCTTATTATTTTTTACGGTAACTAATGAAATATCATTTTGCATTAATTGGTCTCTGTTTAATTTCTGAATGTTAGAAACACGCAAACCAGTCATGCAAGAAAATAAGAAATAACCTAAAACTAATTTATAACTAGGACTTATAAAATCCGATTTGTAAAAATCAAAACATTTCTTCATTTCCGAAGCGTCAAGATAGGTTCTGTTTCCGTTCATATTACCAACCTTTACATCATCTAAATCAAATAATAATTTGATACCGTTCTTTTCTGCTAGTGCTAAAAATTTTTTAATAGATGCAAAATTAGAATTAATGGTACTATCCATATTTCCTTTCTTATTTTTTAGGTAGTTTCTGTATTTATTTAACCACGACAAATCAAGCTGATTAAACGGTATATAATCTTGGTATTCTTTTATTTTCATCAATACCGATTGATGTCTATTATAAGAACCTTTTACAAGTTTAGATTCTTCCTCTTTTAAAGCTTCCTTAAAAAAAGACACGAAATTTACACGATTAAGTTTCTCTAAATACTCACGCTCCATAATTTTAGGCGTAAGCAAAAGATTAGATAGGCGATAAATAGTTTTTATGCTGGTAAGTTTACTATCTATATTATCAAGAATTAAGTTAGTATCGCATAATTTACTTTTAGGGTTTTTAAGCCTTTGCAGCTTATCATCCCACAGATTAGCCTCGACATATATATCAAGGTGAATTCTCACTCTAGGAGAATTATAGCCAGAAATATGTAAGTACACTGGCGACAAACCAAAAGCGTTTGGTTCCTTTCTAATTTTAAAATTTGTTTTTACTGACACGGAGTTTTTCGTTGTGTCAATCAGCGTGTCAAAAATCCTGTCTTGTTGGGTAAATAGCAT